AAATATATTGCGGTTTCGACTAAATCCGTATTTTTCCATTCATGCCACTTACTAAGGTTAACAGAAGATAGACAGCAAATAAATGAATGTTCATCATCTGTGTGTAATGTTATTTCAGAACATATATTAGTCATCGAAACGTCTAAGTTGTTCTTTTTATAGGCAGGTGGATTAGCATTGTTGACGTTATCACCATACATAATGTAAGGTTCTCCTGTTTCTACTCTAGACTTAAGTATTTTGACCCATAGTTCCATTGCTTCAGCGTCTCTATGCTCTAGTTTTTGCATAAATGTATCATCTATAACAACACATTGATGTAAGTTTAAGCACTGTCTATTAGGGTCTCCTTTAGGTCTCCTAATTTCTAAGTATTCATGTATATCTGGATGGTTAATATCGAGGTTAACTGATGCTGCTCCTCTTCTAACTGCCCCTTGGTTAGTAGCAATAATAGTTGAGTCATAAATCTTAGCCCATGGTACAATACCTTCTGATTGACCTGTTGATCCATCGCCTATTTTAGCTCCTCTTCCTCTTACTTTAGATAGTCCAATACCTACTCCTCCTCCTAAAGAAGTCAGCCTCATTAACTCTGCGTTAGTAAGGCCGATTCCTCTAATAGAGTCCGGTGTATCTATACCGAAACAAGAGATGGGTAACCCCTTATCATTTCCAGTATTAGACAGGACGGGTGAGGCCAAGTTCAACCAACCTTTCCAAATGTAACGAAAAAACTTGTTCGCTAAGTCAGGTCGATCTAATCTTTTTGCTATTCTTTCTGCTACTCTCCTATATGCTACTTTAGGTGTTTCACCAGGCATCAAATAACCTTTTGAAATCGTTGCGACTGAAACTTCGTTCATCCATTCTGGATAATCTTTTCCTTTCTCCCAATTGGAAGTATCTACTACTATGCTCATAACCTTTTATTTAAAATGCTGTTGACCAGTCTAAATGACCTTTACTGTAATTTGTTACTCTGCTTGCAAAGAAATCTGTATGTTGCTTACCTGCAATTACTGAATCAAACCATTTCATTGCTTTTAATGCTCCTTTATCAATTTCGGATGAAGGTACTATGGGATTTAAACCTAAATCTACCATTTTAGTATTAATTCTATGTTTGATAAAATTCTTTAATTCATCTTTAGACAGGTTTTCTAGGTCTCCCATTTCAAAAACCTTATCTATAAAGTTAAACTCTAATTTCATACTTAATTCTGCAGCTTCTTCTATCTCTTTAACTAACTTCTTAGTTTTAAATTCAGGATGCTCTTCCATTAAGGTTCTAAATAACCAACAGCCTGCTTCTGAATGTAAGCTTTCATCTCTTACTGACCATTCTACAATTTGACCTACTCCTTTAAGTTTATTCCTCATTTTAAAAGATAGTAAAACAGCAAAAGAAGAAAATAAGTTAACTCCTTCAGTAAATGCTGAAAAGATAGCTAGTGATTTAGCTCTTTCATGCCAGTTAGCTGTTCCATCGTCATTATCTCTAACGTCCATTAGTGCTTCTATCTTAGCCATAGTAGCTTCATCCTCCATAAATTCTGAGAAATCATCTAGACCTAGTTGTTCGTTTAGTAAAGAATAAGCTTCTGCATGAATTGTTTCAGAAGAGCCTAAAGTAGTACCCATCATGATAACTTCTGGCTTCCTAAACCATTTAGTAACAAGTGTTGACCAATAGTCATTAACAATTGTTTCTGTTTGAGCAAATCCTTTTAGAATTTGACCTACGACATTTTTTTCGTAGGGTTTCATATTAGATTTCCAATCAGTAACATCTTGAGCCATTGGTACTTCTGTGTGAAGCCAATGTGCTTGTTGTTGTTTTAACCAGTAATCATATGCTTGTGGGTATTCGAATGGTTTGTAGACAATTCTTTCGTTTAATAGACTCATATATACTTATATATTATTGTTGGGTGAAGACGAAAACAGCCCCTTTTGACAAAGTCTTCGGGGCCTGATAATAAATATCTCGTCATAACTTATTTGCAAAAATATCTTCTAATTTTTCTTTACTAACTACTGAAAATGGACTCGCTGTCTCTCCTTCATCATCTTCCATCTTACTTTTAAATTCGATATGACCATTATTTGTATCCATTACCACATTAAATGTCATTCCATCCATACCGTATCTATTTTTCATAACATGAACTCTTCCGGTCCCCAATACTTTATCTTCTTTCTGTCTAGATAAAGATAAGCATATATCTGCTACCATCATTTTATCGTAACTCCCTGCTGCTTTATCTCCTTCTATAACACTATCTTTAGCTCCCATTCGATTGACCTGCGAAGGTGTCAGTATAGGGATTTTAAGTTCTTTTGCTAGTCCCTTGGTAGCGATAAATACATCATCTATTTCATCTTTTCTTTCGTAATTCTTTCCCCTAGAAGGTGCTTTTAAGTAGTCTACATAGTCGATAATAATTAGATCTGGTTTATGGTCCATATCGGTACATTTCTGTACGTGAGATTTAATAGTAGATATTGAAGCTCCTTTTGGAGGATATTCTTTTACTATTAATCTACCTTTTAAATTATCTATATGAGTTTGTACTTCTTTCCTCTTACTATTGATTTCATCTATGCCATACCCGGTTAGGTAACAGTCAAATCTTTTTCCAACATAATCTTCTCCCAATTCAAGAGTGTAGAAGTTAACTTTAAACCCGAGTTGCACAGCATGAGCAGCAATGGCAACCATAGTCCAAGACTTACCACCTCCCGGACTACCAAAAATAATACCCAAGTCACCAGGTCCAAGTCCTCCTTGAATGCTATCATTAAGGATAGGCCAAGGTGTAGGTATAACAGGGCGATAATCAACACGGTAACGACTCTCCACATCTTTATTATATTCATGTCCAATATTTTTATCTATACCAGCCTTCATAGCCTTTTCAATCATGTTTCTTATTCCGTCGAAGTCATGATCTTTAAGTAAGTCTGCTGAATTAAGTATAGCATTTTTCATTTCTTGATTCTTACAGAAAGTTTGAAACTCTTCTTGTACGTACTCTAAATCATCTTGAGATGCTTCATATGAGTTTCTTAACTCTTCTTTAATTGCTACCTGTAATACCTCATTTTCTAACTTCTGAAGTTCTACCTTAAGAACATCCATTGTAATACTAGTATGGTATTTATCGAAATAACTTATAATTTGATCTATAATCCACTTATGTGTATCCGCATCAAAGTAATCATTATGAAGAACGTCTCTCACGTTAAGTAAAAAACTTTTGTCTGTTAAGAGGGATCCAAGCACTTTTAATTGGAATGCTTTACCGTACGAATTTAATGATTTTAATGTCATATATAACCTTTTATTATGTTTAAATATAGCTATTATTTATCTAATAACCAACTACTTGACTGTATCTTTTGCCCTAATCCATCAATTAATTTTATTCCTAGTTTATCACAAATTGATGATTCTGGAATGGTGTCATTATTTTGATCTCCACCGTTTGCAAAGTAAAGCTCATGTGTGTCACCGTATATTGAATGTACTTCCTTAAGACTTTCAATTTGAGTCTTATCTATATCAATAGATACCATTGCCCAATCTACATATCTAATAGACTTAATAATTAATAACCTTTCTTCTTCTAACTGGAATTCTTTTGAACCTTTTAAGTATCTTTGTAAATCTGAATTTACTATTACTATAAGCATATCTCCGTAGCCTTTCGCTATCTCAAGTAATTCTAAGTGTCCTTTATGTATTGGGTTAAAATATCCGCTAACTATTACTGCTTTCATAACTTTCTGATATTAACTTTTTAAACTTAGTGGTAGACCATCCATGATCTCTATTCATATACTGAATAGGTATCTTTAAATCATCCCCAGTGAATGGTTTATCGACGTAATCGTCTCCTAAAAACCTAATATCAAACTCTCCTATTTTAAGTAAGTCGTATAACTGTTCCTCATAAGTGTATCTTATAACATCATCTACATATTTAATACTCTCTAGTATTTCTTTTCTATCATCTGAACTTAAAATAGGTTTAAGTTTATGAGGTCTTTCTATTGATGGATCTGTATGTAAAAGAACAATTAAGATAGTGCAATTTTTTTTCATTTCCTTGAGCATTGATATATACCCTGGATGTATTACGTCAAAATTACCTGCTATTACTCCTTTTGTCATTTTACAATTAATCCTCTAAAGTTATCTAACCAACCAACAGTATTTTTAGTAATACCTTCTATACTATCGTCATCAAGAAAAGCTAAAAAAGCTCCTATTTGAGTTCTTGCAACTTGAGTCTTCATTACGTCCATTACTTTGGATATTTCTGATTCATCTAGAGCAGTATCATGTAGGTCCATCATAGCAAAGTTATCCTCCACATCTTTCCAACTGGTAATAATCTTAGCAAAAACTTTTTTACTTTCTAATTTTTCTTCTGCAACTTTAAATACGTAGTCAAGATCTGATATTTCTGTGAGTAACTTAGGAAACTCTGCTACAATCGTTTTTATACCTAATCCTTTGACTCCTTTCAAATTATCTGAATTATCTCCTAATAGTGCTTTTACAATATTATAGTTTTCAGGTAATACTTTAAGTTCATCAAATATGTTATCTTTAGTAAATGTTTTCTTTTTAATTGGAGCATATACTTCAATAGTGCCGTCAACAAGTTGTAAGAAATCTTTATCTGAAGATACTATGGTGCATTTCTTAACCTTAGAATTTGATGACTGTTTAGCAATATATGCCATTATATCATCAGCTTCTAACTTTTCCATTTGTACTTGGACAACTGGTAAGCATTCTAAATATTCCTGAACACGTAGTAATTGACCAATTAATGCTTCCATCTCTTGCTCTTTCGTATCGTACAAACCCCAATGTGTAATACGTGCAGTAGCTCTTTGAGCCTTGTAGTTAGGGTTGATATTTTTCCTATTGGCAGAACCTCCTTTACCGTCCCATACTATAATAACCCTGGTTGGATCAAATATACGGGTAACGTAACCCAATGAACGAAGGAACCCTACGATACCGCCTATATGGGTACCGTCAGGATTCATCGCTTTGAGCAACGAGAAACTACGAATTAACATATTCATAGCATCTATGACCAAAATGTGGTCGTTATATGCTCGGGGTGGGGTTTCTTTTAAGTTGTCTAGTATATCTTGAGGATTCATTAATCTAGTAGGTTAGGTGAGATTGGAGTTTCTTCTAAATCACCTTCTTCTAATAAATCAAAGTCTAAACTACCGACTAATTTTAACCAATGGTCTTTGTGGGCATCTTTATACTGTTCAATTGCCTTTTTATCATCTTCAATAAATCCATGCTGTGTCATAACAATTCTACCTCTAGACTGTACTCCACCGATATGGTTCTTTTCTACTTGAACGTTTGTACGTTTAGCAAACTCTACTTGCATACCGTCTTTAATGGCTTTTATTTTAGATGTACCTGGATTAGTTATGTTACCAAAAGTAACAACTAATGTAGCATCGTACCACATAGACATTCCTCCTTTATTCTGCAACTTAGGTTGACCCATAGGATGCTCAGGTTTCATAGTCCATACTTTATTAATGGCTACTAATGTATTGGTATAAGGAGAATTTTCCTTACGAGATAATAGTATCTTTTGATTTAAATTATTACCAAATTGAGTAGACATTGCTCCTGCATTCCATTCATTATTGTTCTTATTAGAACGTACTGATAGGTCACAAGGTATAGATCCAATTGAATCCCAAAAGAAACACATATCATAAGGTAAATTACCTTTTGTTTGTTCGTCTATTAGGTCTGCAATATAAACTGCTACATCTTCAATAGTATTTAAAGTACCTCTATCTGCATAAAGAAAATGACCATCATAGTCTGTAACGTTACCATTCTTATCGGTTACTTCGTCAACTTGTAAACCCATTTCTTTAGCATGTTCCCAAGACCATTTCATCTCTGAAATAATAAATACTGGTAGTATTCCTTGCTTTTGAGCATTTACAGCTCCTTCAAGTAATGCAGTAGTTTTACCTGTATCACTATGCCCTCTTAATAGGGTGATATGACCAGTGGGTATACCGGGTAGTGATGTAATATCTTGGAAAGCTTTTGATAAAGGTATCCATCCTTGTTCTTTGAACTTAACAGAGGAGTTAGAATATCCTTTTTTCTTTTTAAAATTTCCTAGATTGAACGACTTGCGGACTGCAGCGGTCGCTTTCTTGATAGTTTCTTCTTTTTTTGCCATTTTTATGATTCGAATAAGTCATCAAATTTACTAACTGTGTCTTTATTGCCAGCCGTAGCTGTTTCTAAAGTAAAGTCTGTCTTTTGCTGACCTAAGCTCTGTGGCAATGGTACATCTGTATTACTATCGTCTGAAGTACCTAGTGTAGCTTTCTTAAGTTGTTTTTTAATAAACTCATAATCGTAAGCTTTATACACTTCTAACGGTTTTGGTTGTTCTTTTAACCAAGACTCTACTAATGTATTATCATCAGATAAAGGAGTCTGTTTAGGCTTAATTCTTAAGTCCGTTTTAGGATAAGGGTTTTGAGAGTTCTTTGGAGTCATCTCTACAATCATATCCCAACCGTTAATAACATCTGTGTAATCACCTATATCTTCGTCTTTAGCAAGTTTAAGTAGTGAGTCGTAAATAGTGATACCGAAGTTCCATAATCTAACTCCTTTATCTTCTTCTCCTCTTACTACTACTGGTGCTAAGATTCTTGTCTTAGGTGAATACTTTCTTGCTTCGTCAAAATTATCATCTCCTCCTAATTTTCTTAATTCCTTAACAAACTCCTCTACAGGATCTTGTTTACCGAAATTCGATAATGCAGGAATAGGAAAATCAAAATTGTAATGAAATTTCATTTCTGTGAAGGGATACGTAGGATCCACAACTGATGGTACTAAACGAACCACCTGTTTACCTTCTGCAGGTCTCCAAAAAATTGTTGTGTAGTCAATCTTCTCTGTAGGTTGACTGTTTTTGTTGAACGCACTAATACGGTCGTTCACTTTACTAAAATCGAGTGCCATATAACTAATTTTTATTTATAACTTATTATTCTATAATATAAGAACTTTATTTCAGTTCTCCAACTCTATTATCTTATAAAGTTTTGTATTAACCCTTTTTAGTTCGGGTCCCTTAGTAAGTAGTATGCAATTTCTATAATCTGTCCAATTAATACGGTAATTAGTATCTAATTTACCTCCGTTTAACTCTTTGATTAAAGTATTTAAAGCATTGATAGTATAAAGAGTATTAGACTCTTTCTTTCTATGTACTAAGATTGTATTATCTAAGAACTTTCCGACATTGCCAAAGTCAACATTATAAGTACATATATACTCATCTTGTGATTTAGAATATAGTACAAATATTTTACTGTAAATAATCTTGTACCTTTCTTGAACCTGTTCTAAAATAGATTCTAATGTATCTTCTGTAGCAAAAGTACAGAATAATTTATTGCTCATATCTTCGTTCAAATATATTGGTTCGATATCGTAATCGAAATTTGAATGTATAACTGTGTTATTCATATTATAAATATCTTTTTCTTTTATAAACTTAAATCTTTAGCGTATTTTGTGTGTGTAGGGTACTTACCGCCGGTTTCTAATATCTCTCTTAACTTTTCTAGTGTGTCTGGTCCATCTTCATCATAAAAGTCAAATAATAAAGCATCATAAGTGTATAGTACTAGACTGGTTTTTTTATCTTTTAAGAACTGTAAAACATCTTTAATTATGAGTATATTACGTGAAGTTTCTAAGCTTTGCATAACATAGTTCATTAGTTTTTGAGGATGCATATCTTTTAAAGACGTAGTAAATGGTTTTTTACTAATTGGTGCTAAGATTTTTTGGTTTTCTTTATATTCGTTCCATAAATCTTTAATATATTTATCGATCTTCGTAAATACTTCAAGATCAGCGTATTTTTCGGGTATCTTTCCATAAATTGCATGGAAGTTAATTTGTTTTGCTTGAATATACTCTTCATCTGTTATTTCGTCCTTTTCAAAGTATAACTTAGCTAATTGCTTATGAGCTGATTCGTCTGAAAGAGGGTAATCAATCTGTTCACACAATAAACGAAGGTGATAGCCGTCAAAATCCAACTCAACAAAAGTATCTCCTTTCGGATAAAAACAACTTCTAAATTCTCTGCCTTTAGGAATAGCAGCGAAATTAACGCTATTGAAAGCATTAGTAGGTCTAGATGTGACATTATACAGGTTGTAAGACGTTAATACAGTACTGTCTATTATGTTATATAAAGGGTCCTTAGGTTTAAACATTTTATTAAACTCATCATAATGAATACCTAACCCAGATTGTTCCAGTAGAAAGAATATATTTGTAGCAATATTGTTATAAAAATTAAAATTGTCTGGTAATTCTAAATCTATATGTTCTTCTATTGAGTTATATCTTTTTTCATACTTTTCAAATAATTTAGAAAGGGGTATAAGTTTATTAATATTTTCAAAATTAGAATACCTATTGTAATAATAATTTACAGTTGAAATATCTTCACTTATTTGTAACCTATCATATTTTATCATTGAGTAAAGTAACGATAGATCTATTGCAGCTTGTATATTAAAGTGGTAGAGTAATTCCTTTTTATTGTACGTATAGATGTTTTTACAGGATAAAAGAAGTTGGGATATACGTTCTTTAGGAACGTTTATACCTTCATCGTGGTTAACTGGTATAATGAACCCTCTTTTACTTTTAAGGGGTCTGATATAAACAGCAACTGTTGATGTAAGTTTTGGATGAAAATTATCATTAGAGGAAATAATCTCTACATAAAATCCTAAACTAGATAACCTTTGTAAGTTTTCCAACTTACTTTCTTCTTCTATAATATAAAACACTTATACAACCTTTTTATATAAGATAGGTATAAATTGTTGTGCTACCAACTAATAAGAGGATCTTCTTAAAGTACCTCCATCCACTGTGTTGTCAGTCTCTGTAATCGATTGATTAATAGCATAGTTTTGCTGGTTTATTAATGCTTGAGGTTTATTATCATTTTGCCCTACATAATCTAACTTAGGGTGTACAGCTCTAAGGTGTTTTGGACCAGCCATAGGACCTAACATAGGGTGAATATGGTAAAGACCTAAGTACGGTATGTCAGTGCCTTCTAATACAAATTGACCTATTTTTGCCTGTAGATTTTCAATTGAATTAGCACCAGCTACATCTTCTTGACTGGTAATTTTACCTTGACTATTTTGAATTAAAGTTGCTTTTGTAAATTGAGATGGATTATTTAATAAGTTACTAATACCGGGTAAAGCTTTTTCAGCTTCTGCGGCTATTTTAGCGTTTTTACTTTTAATTCCTTCCGTACTATAACCTTTTATAGTAGTGTCATCTAATAGCCCTGTAACGTTCCATTCGCATTTATAAAACTTTCTATAAGGTTTGTTTTCTTTTTGTTGTTTAATATATGCGTTTTTATCTAGTTCAGCACATTTACCTGATGGTATATCTTTGACAAAAAACCTATTAAGTTTACCTTTTTCGTAATCTTTATCTGATGGTTTAATATATCTGTTAAAGAATTTATTGTCGGTTTCTTCCTCTGCAGGTTTGTCAGGTACAAATAGTAATGGTTCAGGATTTTTACCGTATGATTTACCTTTAAAAAAATTACCTAAATGATCTTGAAAAAATGAACCAAGGAAAGCTAAACCGGTAGCTAAATCTAATAGTTTACCTAATAGTTTTCCTTTTTTCTTTTTTGATTCTGGTAAATATAAAGGTA